GCTTGACCAGGATAATTTTCTGCTCGATATAATTTTAAAGTCTTGTTGGCATTTTCAATGTCTTTAATTCTTTTTGAAACTTTGTTACCACTAAATAAAAGATTAATTAATCCTCTCATTTAATTTATTAACCACAGTGTTTCATGTGATCAGCCATTTCTTGAGCTCTGTTCGGTGTCTGTTTTGCCCAACGTGAGTCAAGCATTTGGACAGACGCTTCAGCGTAATCAGGTGGATCTTGCTGAAGGGCCTGCCACATTTTTCGAAACTTGGAAACTCCGTTCCCCCCAAGCTGAAAAATCATTTCAATTATTAAAATTTTTGCATCACTAGATATTTTTAAATCTTTGCACATGTCATCTGCTTGATCAATTGCAGACTGTAAATCTTTTTCTAGTATTTCCATAAGAAAACTTTCTTCGTATTCTTTATCGTCTTCCCAGAAATCTTCAACGCAGAGGTGCCCTACCCCCACTGTTCTCTTACCTAGGGTATCTAAGTATACCTTGTTACGGTATCCTTCGTGTTTCTTTACCGACTCTAAAAGTTTATCCATGTCAATCATAATCTATCCAATTTTTTATTTATGTTTTTAACCTCTGTCTCTATAACAGCGATTCTTGATTCCATTTTAGTAAATAGAATTAAAGCTTCTTCTAATCTATCAACATCTTTTTCCATTGCATTAATACGTTGAGATGTCATGCCCCACGTTGCTCCCATTGCTATAAAAATTCCTATAAACCATATCATATCTTTTAAATTCATATTATTACACCAATGAAATGATGCCTCCTTTTGCAGCCATACGTGGTGCTACTTGATTAGCAAGTGCTTGATCTAGATCACCTTCATATAATGAAGCAGCAGCTGATGGATTCATTATAGGATTATTTAAAATAGAACTTCCAACACTAGAAGAATCAAACGCTGCTGCCTCATCAGCAAAAATAGATTCTGCCGGAGCTGGTTGTTTAATTCTATCTATTAGATCTAATGCAGGTGAATCTAATCCTTTAGTTTTATCTATAATATCTAATCCAGTTTCACCAATTTGTGACGCTGCATCTTTCATTTGTTCATAAAGAGTCATAGGTTGTGCTACATTTTTACCTACTTCTTCACGGTAACGTTGATCATTTTCAACTTCCGCTAATTCACGATCAAACTCTTTCCATTCTTCAGGCATTAATCTTACCATTCTTGCAAAGTTAGAAAGTAATGTTTGTTCTGGTAAAGTTGAATCTAAAATATTTTTGTATACATTTAATGTTACGGGGTTTGTCATAATTTTACCCATATATCTAACACCAAATGCTAAAGCTGCTGGAATAACCCATCCTGTTGCTGCTCCTAATGCACCTAAACCACCGTATGTTTTAGCTTTAATTCCAAGTGCAGAAGTTGGTAATGCCGCAGCTATTCCAGATCTAATTCCACCCATTACTGCGCGACGTGCCATAAATGTACTAATTTCTGGAATACCATTCTTTGCTGCTGCTTCCATTAAAGTAGCAAAATCAGCTAAATCTTTTTGAGTTGGTAATTGTCTTAATTGTCTTTCTGTAATCCCTTCAGCAAATTCTACATTTGCCGTTCTTAATCCTTCATTAAAGTTTGCATTATCAAATTCATGAATAATTCCTGTGCGTTGATCACGAACTACTAATTTTGAAACTTGTGGTCCTGGTAATGCTTTTTTAAATAAATCAGCTAATGGATTATCTTTTCCTAGACCAAGAGCTCTTTTAAATGCAACACCATCAAATAATTCTGCGCCTTCTTTTGTAATAATAGAATTATTAAATGCTTGATTAAGATAAATTCCTAGTCCTTCATAATAAGCTTTATCTCCTACAATATTTTTCATAGTAGCTAAGTTTTGGGCGGCAGTTGCAGGATCAGCTTTTGCCATATCTACAACACTATTAAATAAGTTAGATGCTTGTCTATCAGGATCTACTTGGTTAATAGCCATTCCTACACGTTCAATACCACCTGTCATTGCTTTACCAGCTTTGGTTCCAAACATTAACATGCCATTACTTACAAATTTTTCATAATCAGCCCACAATCTTTCAACGTTTGGAATACCTGATTTACTTAATTTACCGATGTCTGCTTCCCAAGCTTTATATAAATTAATTATATCTGCTTGACTTTCACCATCAGCATTTTTCATCCACTTTTTATAAAGTTCGTCCATTTGTTGGCGAAGACCATAATACATTTCAATACTACGCGCGCCGGCTTTTCCTGGAGCAAGAACTTGTTTTTCCAAAAAATCCATAAATGGTTCTGGAATTTCTTTTTTAATTCTTATATTTTCAGGAGTGCCATAACCTCTAGATGTATCACCTGGAACAATTTGTCTTTGTCTTAGTCCTCTTTCATACATTTTTTTAGCTGCATTAACAAAAGTAGAATCATCTACTACAGCGCCATAATTTCTTGCCGCCTCTAAAAGATTTTGTTGTTTTATATTAGCGGCATTAATAAATCCTCTTGCTGATCTATGTCCTAAATCTGATATTCTTACACCATGTTCTGTTACATTAATTAAAGGAGCAAACGTTAATTTTTGAATAATACTTTCTCCTAAATCCATATATGAATCCATTTGTTGTGCTTTATTTTGATAAATTCCCCCACCAAGAACTGGAGCACGTCCAAACATTTTTACACCACCTGCTAAGAGTGGGGATCCAACATCAGAACGTTGTATAAAAGTTCCTGGGACCTTGTTTAAAGGAGGAAGAATATCAGCTGCAGTATTCAAAGGCATTTTTAAATCAATAGGTCGCATAAAATTAAAAAGCGGACTTCTCAAAATAGATGTTAATCCTTTTCCAACCATTGGAATATGTAATCCAACTTCTTGCTCTGGTTTAATACTTGCAGCAATAAACTTTTGAACTGCAGGATCTGTTTCATCTATTAATCCTTGATTTACACGATAGAAATCATTAAATTTTCCAGAAGTAAGAAGTCTTTGTTCTGCTGCTAGAATATCTTGTCCTGTTGCCACACCTGCCCCAGCACGAGGTTTAAACATTTTAAAAACTTGACCTCCAGTGAATTGACGCAAACCATAATACACTGGACGTATGCCAAAAAATGCTGATGTAAAAGCGGCATCGACAGCCATATCTTTTAAAGCACCAGTTATTCTTTCTTTTTGTGCGGGACGATTAATTCCCGTTGGTCCAAAAGTTAAAGCTTCTGGAATTAAATTTCCTATGGCCTGTGTCATTTTATTATCGCTTAATTCAAGCCAATTTTTTGCTTGTCCGGCTTTATTAAGTATATCTAATTCTGTTTCATATCCATAATCTGCAATACCTACCCCTACTGATCCACCAGCAATTACCCCTAAGGCTTTTGCCCACCATGGACCAGGAACGGTTTTTGTTTTCAGCATTCTAGCGCGACCTTTTTTAAAACGATCAGATGCGCCTTTCATTCCATACTTAAAAACATTTCCAAAAGCATCTACACCTAATTGACCATACTTATATCCTTTTAATCCTCCATAAATACCAGCTGCCATTTCTTGGGTTGTTTCAATTGCGGGATAAGGATTAGGAGTTGAACTATAAAATCCAAATTCATCTTCTAATAAAATTGTGCTTGGATTAATAGATGCAAAATCTTTTTGGGATAAACCCATTGAGGTAACATATTGATTAATATCATTTTCAAAACTAAGTATTTCTTCTTGTGAAGGATCAGGATTTTTAATATTCATATCATGAATAAGCATTGCAATGTCACTTGCAACTTTATCTCTTTTGTTGCGGTATGCTTTCATGTTTTCTAATTCTGCCGCACGAGCATCTAATGCTGCTTGATCTGCTATTAAAGGATTGTCTTTACCAAATGGTGCTCCTCCAGGAACTGCAATATTTCCTAGAAATTGAAACGGAGCACTAATAAATTCTTTTAATGGTTCTAATCGTGCTCTGTTTTTGGAAGTAATTTCTTCAGCTTTTGTTACTGGAACACCACCTTCAGTTTCAGAAACATATACAGTATCTTTGGCACCTAAATCTTTAGAAGCTTCTTCCCACTGTTTCATTTTTAAAGTTTTTTCTACCATTAATTTAATCCCCATTTACTTCGTATGTCATTGACAGTAGTAGTGCTTTTATCCATATCTTCTTTATGATTCATTTGAATATTTCCTTTGGTGCTTGCAATCCAACTTTGATAAGTAATACCTCCGGGTACACCTGGAATATTAGTTCTAAGATATTCAGCTTTGTTTTCTGGTTGTTGTAACCAATTGTAATAAGAATTAGCAAGATTTTTAGATCCTGGAATAATAAATGGATTATCTTCGTCGGGTTTTCCTTGATAAGTATTTTGGTCTAAACCTGCTAGTGTTAATGCGCCAGTCATATTATTATATAACTGCTCATATATCTC